ATTGTTGTTCCATACATCACTGCGTATGCTTGGCCGGATTCAACAGAAAGGTTGCCCTGCACAGAGGTTGTTCCCAAGTTTGTTGTGCCCAAAGTGGTAGTCCCATCAACACCCAGAGCACCGGTGATCTGCGTTCCAGAAGAAGCACTCAACTGTACCAAGCCAGAGTCCGAATGTAGAGCAACGGAATTTGAACCAGAAAGGCCAACTTCTTGGGCAGAGATCTCTCCAATAGTGGAACCGTTAAGATAAGCAGACGTGGAAGAGTTAATTTGAAATCCGTTTCCATCTACTTGAATATTATCACCACCTTCAACGCCAGAATAAAAATAAAGAGTTGCCGGGGTTTCAAGTTCCCCAACAGCGCCAGTTAAGGAAAGGTGTTTATTTTCCACAGCAACAGAAGATTCTGATACTTTAAAGTTTTGACTTCCTGATAAGGTAGTGCCGGTTGATACATGTTGAACCGCTCCTGCGCCACCAACACCATCTACTTCTGCGCCTTGTTTATAAGCCATTTTCTATATCCTTTTATTAATAAACAAACCAATTGGAGCCGTTTGTAACAAAGTTGATAGCAGCATAGTTTTTAGTGATTGTAAAAGTTGCTGCACCATCAATTGTTTCAGAGCCAGCAGCATCCACAACAATGTTATAATCTGCTGCACTTCCTTCGGTATCTTTGACGATAAGCACAAAACCGGTTCTAACGGTTGCAGCAGGGGGAAGATTGATTGTAACAGAAGCCTCGGCAGTGGTTGTTTTAACACCAATCACACGATCATTTGCATTGGCCGTTGTGCTTTCTGTAATTTCTCTAAAATTAAAGTTCATGTTTTCAACCTCAAATAAAAAATCTTTTGGGTTTTCTCTTTCTGAAACAATATAAGCATTGTTTCTTTGATGCAACCCTGCTGCTCCAAATGGCCCAATCGAAAAAGGAACTTGATCGATCGTCTTATCTCTTTGGCTGGAAAGTTCTGCCAAAGTTTGAATAACAAAAGAAGAGTCAGTATACCTTCTAGCCATTTTGATTTATCCAATTCCCGCAGAGCCAGACCAGTTTGAACCAGACGGGCTAATGTTTGTAACTCTTTCAACAGGAATTGAAGTTAAAGCAGCATAAACAGAGAAGTCAGCAGTATGTGAGCCGTCTGACATAAGGTGGATTTCTGTGCATTTAATGTCAAGCTCCAAATAGCCGTTCCCATCTTTCTCTGCGTGGACCACAAAGTAATTTGAAACTTCATCACGAACACCTCTAGCAGACATTGCAAGGCGCATATCTTCGTTTGCTGTTTGCTCATTGTTTGTCAATACGATCTTTTTCGTGACAAAGGGAAAGGTAATCTTCAAGGGTGTTACTGCGGAACCAGAAGCTGGAGCAGTTGAAGATGTTAAAAAAGGCTTCCCTGAGACCTGATAACTTCCAACATTGTGAAGTCCAACGTCATAATATTTCCAACTCATTTTGATTTATTCCTTTTTCTTGTTTTGAACTTTTCCAACTGCTTTGCAGCTTTCCGAGCGTCTCTTTCTCTTTGTCTTTGCGCTCTTTCGCGCTTTCTTCGCTTTCTTACAGAAGGTTTAAGATATTCTTTTCTTTCCCTTGCTTCTTCAACGATCCTTTCTTTCTTGCATTTCTTGATGAATCGCCTAACAAGGTTTTCTTCTGTTTCATTTTTTCTCTTAAAGATTTTTACGTTTGTAGCCATTTTATTCCCTTAAATTAGTTTTGACCAGTTTCCCATTCCCGGAAGCGCTGTGATATCCACACCCGCATCATTTGGATCTTGGTTGGCCAAGGGGGAACGGCTGCTTTCTTGAGCGGTCATTGGCTTTGTGTTTTCAAAAACATTCACACCATTGAACCTTTGACTTCCAATAGAGTCCAAAAGCTTTTTTCTTGCTTCTTGATTTTTTCTATTTTGCTGTTCCATTCTAATCTTTTGAGATTGGTTGGTTTTCTTTTCTTCAACAATAACTTGTGCTTTTGCCAACCCGATTGCTGTCTCTTGGATAATGGAAGCTAAAAGACCATCTTTTGTCAAAGACTCTTCAATAACTTCTTTAACAATAGGTCTAATAATGTTTTTTAATTTTTCAAGGTTGATTTTCATTTTATCCCTTTAAAATGTCATCTAAAAGTGAATTGATTTTTACATTTTTGTTTTCATGAAGCCTTTGCTTTTCTTCTTGGAAAAGGAAAGCACCAGAAGTAGAAGGTTCTTGTACAATGTCAAAGCAGATAAGCTGGAAGTCATCTTCTACTAATGTTCTACCGGCAGACTCAACAACAGAGCCCAATCCACGCGATGAGATCCCAATCTTAACACCTCCTTCAACCAAAGCGCGAAGAGTTTGACCAGAAGGTGTATTCAATACTTGCAATTTTCCATAAACATTATCACCATCCCACCAGCAGTCAGTAACTTTGTGGGAAACATTACGAAGGTTCACAACAGAAGAGTCTGGATGATCCAGTTCTCCAACTGCTCTTCCTTCTTCGATCAGCTTACGATAAGTGCTCATTTCTCTTTGTAAGATAGGTCGGGGATAAACTCTACCATTACCATTCAAATGCTCCGCTCTTTGGATCACTCCAGAAAGAAAAAGAGCACCGTTCTCCCTAACCATTCTTTTTTCCGATTCCGTTAATATATCTTCGCAAACCCCATTGGGGCATAATTCATAAAACTCTGTTAACAACTTCTTTGACATTATACAAGTCCTTTTACTTTTGAAAGCCGCCGCAAGCGGCACGAGCTACTTACCTTTACAGCAGCGGCGAACTGGTTGCAATTTCCATTTTTCGATCCACATAGTTAGCTCCTTTCTACTCTTATTCCAGAGTCTCCAAAAAGATTGCACAAAACATATGCCGTGCCTGAATTCAAACAACCCAAACAAAAGCAATTTGTTATTGTGACATCAAAATTAAATAGTGATACAAAGGGATTTATTGTACACAAAAAAACCCCAACCCAAAAGCCGACACACATCGGACAATGAAAAAAATGATGCTTTGGACGAATGTTGTCAAAAATAAAACCATAAACCAAAATTTGTGTCATTCCAAAACCAACTAACAAAAAATAAAATAAATCCATCAATTATCCTTCTCAATACCTTCATAGACATAGGGCCTGTATCCGTAGCCATATCCATAATACTTATTAGGAGGAACTGAACCTTGCCTTTCTTTGTGTGGAACTTCACCAAGCTCTGTAGATTCTTCCGGTGTTGGATTGGTTAAATCTTCTTCATATTGATCTTCGAAGTTTTCAATAAAATTAATATACTTTTCGTTTTCTTTCAAATATTTGTGGATTAGAAAAATAACAACATCGAAAGAGTTTAAACTATCATCTTTTGGTTCTAACAATTTTGCACCCAAAGAGTTTGGAACATAACCTGCTTTGATAGAAGTATAGTCTGCTGCACCTTTTTTGCAAATATAATCCAAGAACTCATCCTGAATAGGGTATGCATCCGAGCCATGTTCTTGTTTTGCAACAGTGACAATCTTTTTGTTTTTAACATCTAGATGAATATCAAATTCAGGGTGACTATTGAACATTAGATCGCCACTTAAGGTTTTGACGCATTCAATCTCAATCTCTTTGTGATAACCCGGAGGTTGAATTTTAATCTTAAACATTCTTGAATTCTCTTATAAGTTGCTGGATTTTAAGAATTTTAAGGACCATCTTGTCGTCAATCTGTTCTGCTTCTTTGAGAGTTTGTTTTACTTTAGAAATCTTTTCTTTAACTTGTGGATTGATTTCTTTTACCTCCATCAAACGGAGATCGGTTTCAATCTTTTCCATCTCTTGTTCCAAGAAAAGAACAACTTCAGAATTGGAGCCATCTAGGGAGAAAAGGTACCTTTTGATCAGATCTTTCTGCTCTTCGAAAAGATCTTCTCCGTACTTCTCATTGAACTTTTTCATAAAAACATCAAAAACAAGGTTGTCTGTGACAACTTCTTTCTTTTCTTGAACTGGCTTCAACATTGTTTTGACAATTTCGTTCTCAAGAATAACTCTGTTTTTAACAGAAGTGTCTCTGTTGAAGATCTGTGAGATAGAAGCGATTGTTTTGTAATTGGGCAGAAAGTAATTGAAAATACCAGAACCCAACTCTTTGTTCATAAAGTTGATCAATCTTGTCTGCTCGTTGAAAAGTTCTTTTTCATCAATCTTGTAGTTTTTGTCTTTTGCTTCATGAAGAAGACGATGAGCATTATCCAAAGAACAATTAGTGGTATTATAAAGGGTCTTGTAAGTATCCAACTGCCTATTCAGATTGGTTCCTTTTTTGAAAAACTCCTTAAGACAATCTTTAATCTTCGCGGTCTTTTCTTTATCTTTGTTTAATACCGAGATTGTCATTTCTCTTACTAAACACTCATAAAGAAAAGCAGTGTTTCTTTTCTTATTATGTTTGAGCTTTTTAGTTTTCATCTTTCTTCTCCAGTTCTTTCAAGAGTCTGTCCACTTCTCTTGTATTGTTTATAACATCTGAATAATTAGATCCTTTTTCCTCATACATTCCCTTAGAAGATCTTAAAAATGAATTAAAGTCTGGGAAAACATTTTCTTTGGAACGGCTAGCGGAACGATCTGAATACTTTGCTTTGTAGCTTTTCTTCTTTGGGGCTAATGATTTTCTTTTGTCATGACCAACTGGTTTATACCATTTTCCTTTTGATTTGGAGGTTGTTGTCATTCCATCTTTTTCATATTTGTACTCTTCATCATCTCTTTTACCCGGAGTGGCTAGCAGCATAGGCTCTTCCCCTCCACTACCAGTGTCCCCACCGGTATCACCGCCTAAGTCTAGATCCGTGTCCCCACCGGTATCACCGCCTAAGTCTAGATCGCCAGCTAAATCACCAGCATCTGTTCCGGTAGCATCTCCGGCTAGGTCGTCTCCACCACCTCCAATTCCACCTCTTTCGTTCTCTGCAACTTCTGCGACTTTTTCCAACTCTGCGATAAACACGCGATCGTAGAATTGCTCTCTTTCGTTTCTTAACTGATCTGCTTCGGAAAGATTGAAGATGTTCTCACCAATCCAACGACGAGAGAAGTAAGTTTCAGTTGCAGACGCAGCAATATCAAACTTGGTTCGCCAGTATTCCAACTCCTGAAGCTCTGCAATTCTAGACGGGTTGCTCAAACGCAGCTTGAAAGAAACAAGATCTTTGTTTTTGTAACCCAAAGTGTGAAGATGGATGATCCCAATCTTTTCCAATTCGGAAATCACCGATCTTTGCAGCCTTTGGATAGTTCTTGCAAAGCGAATGTCCTTTTGTGCTAGAGCACCTTTTTCAACTTCTCCGCCAGCTTCTCCACCTGCAAGGTAGGACTCTGGAACTTTGAGTGCTGCAAATAATTTAGCACGAAGATACTTTACATCATCAATATCACCAGTGAACTGCCCACCTGCCAAAGAAGAAATATCAGAACCAACTCCATTTCGAACAGGAAGGAAGTAATCTTCTTCAACTGAAAGAGGGTTGTAGCGAAGATCAACACGGCCAGTATCAGGATCGATAACCTGATTTCTTTTCATCTGGGTCATAACCCTTTGGACATACTGTTCCACTTCCTGCGGAGGAATGTTGCCAACTTCAATCTTAAAAATCCTTCTTTCCGGAGAGCGAACAATGCGATAAGCCATCATTGCGTCCTCGATAAGAGTTAATTGCCGCCAAATCCTTCTTGCCGGCTCTAGAACAGAAGTTCCATAAGGAGAATACTTGTCATTCCCCAAGATACGGAAATGAGCGACTTGCCAGTTCTCAAAAGTTAGACCACCAGAGTTCCACTGATATTGGATATAGTTTGGATTTGTTTTGTCCAAACCTTCCATTCTTTCAAGCTCGTGGGTCGGAAGACCAATGGCATTTGTAATTCCTTTTCCTTCTTCAATATCCAAGTAAAGAAAGAAATCTCCAAACTTACACATTGAGCGACACCATCCAAAAAGGTTGAACTCAACGTTAAGGATGTCCATGTAAAGCTCTTCAAGAATGTGCTTGATCTCTTGGTTTCTGGTGTCAATTGTCAAAAGATTGTTGATGAAGGTAGAGGTTGTCATTTCATCTGCATAAATGTCAATTGCTGATGCGATCTCTGGCATATACTCCATCTGCTCAAAGTCTGCGTACCTTTCTGCTCGCC